TATAGGTACATTCATTGAAGCTGTACGCTTAGCGTTAGGCGGAGATACATCACAATTAGCGTTAATCTTCCAAGATATTATTCCTACGCTAATCACATTTATTATCGGTGGTTTACCAGCATTAGTTATTGCAGCCGGACGTATTCTATATTCCATTATAAAAGGTATGGGCATTAATATGCCCCAACTACTACAATCAGTACTCGACATGATGCTAAATATAGCTTCTACAATGATTTCGTATTTACCTAACATTGTCCAAATTGGTATTGACATTATCAGTACGCTAATAACAGGATTAACAATAGCTTTACCTCTAATCGTGGAGAAAGCTATCTCAGTTATGACTACGATAATTAGTACGCTGATCGAGGCTTACTTACCATACATCCCTAATTTAATTGACACTGGTTTAGAAATTTTGTCTAAGATTATCCAAGGTATCTTTGACAACCTACCTAAGGTAACTGGCGCGACGCTAGATATCATTAATACTTTTCTTAAGGGTATTGAGGACCTATTACCGAACGTACTTGAAATGGGCAGTACAATTCTTAAATCTCTAGCTAAAGGTATTCAAGATAAAACACCCGAGATGACTGACTCAGCTATGCGAGCTATCGAAGCCTTCTTGCAACAACTTAGGGATAAACTACCTGAGACATTAGACCACGGTATTAAAATTCTTAAAGAGCTAATCAAAGGTATCGATCAAACAGTGCCTGACTTAATCGACTCTGCTATGAAAAGTTTAACATCTTTCCTAGAAGAGATTAACAAACATATGCCTGAGATTATGAATAAAGGTGGAGAAATATTAGCCATGTTAGTTCTAGGCATCTTAATGGCCATCCCTGACCTAATAGTAGCTGTAGGTAAATTACTATGGAACATTCTAGTAGTTATTAATGATAACTACCCTAAGCTGAAGAAAGCTGGTAAGGAACTCATTGTCAACTTAATAATGGGTATCATAGACTGGGGGATTAAGTTAGACGAAACGATGAAGCAAGTAGTAAACAACTACATCATAAAAGCGTTCACTGGATGTTCTAAGTGGTTAATTGGTGCAGGTAAAGATATCATGAATGGTTTGATAAATGGTATCAAGTCAAAACTTAATAATGCTAAAGAGGTTATGGGTGACGTAGCCTCTAGTATTAAAAAGACAATTACGAATTTCTTTGATATTCACTCTCCTTCCCGTGTTATGAAGGCACAAGGTGGATTTATAACAACAGGATTAGGGCTAGGGATTGGCGATAAGGCTAGGTTTGCAATTAATAAAGCTAAGTCGCTTGCAGAGGCGGTTATGGATGGTTTCCAAGCCATCACTGAAGATATACAAATGGGCGATATTGTGTCCGGTGGTATCGATAGTGCTGCTTTACAATCTTCATTTGCTAGTTCCAAGCGATTTATTAATGATTTGGTTAATATTAATCCTACATCTCAACAAGCTTCTTATAAAGCACCGAAACAAGAGCAACAAGTTAAAACAACATCTCAAGATAATAACCAAAGAGATCAAGGGAACACGTATATCGTATTGGATAAAAAGGTTGTTGGAGAAGCATTAGCGCAACCTGTAGAAACTACAAATAACAGACGAAAGCAACGTCTTGCACAATTTAAACCAACTGTGACACCTTCCTTTTAACTAAGGGAGGTGTCTTTTATAGATGAAATATAGGAAGGAGGTAGTTAAATGCCATCAGGTAGTTTTTCATTTAATGGAATACGTAAAGACTACATCTTTATCTTAATGGGATTTAACCGACCTGCATGGTCTCCTATTGAGAGAGATATCTTAAAGGTTCCTTCTAAAGCAGGAGGGTATCTCCTACAAACGAATACAAATGTGAGAACAATAGAAGTTCCTGTCATTATTAAGGCGGGTAGCCAAAGCGAAATACAGAAGAAGAAAGAAGATTTAGCGGATTGGCTTGTGACAGACCAACCGTGCGAATTAATTTTTGATGATGAACCAGATCGTACATACATGGCCGCAATTGATGGTGAAGCAGATATAGATGAATTAATTTTCAGAGGAAAAGGAAAGATTACATTTGTCTGCCCTATGCCATATAAATTAGGGGCTGTTCAAACTAAAGTTATGTCAGTACAGAATCAAGAATTAAAAGCTAATTTTGAAAATAAAGGAACAGTAGAAACGAATCCCGTTATTGATATTAAAGTAGCAAATCCTAGTCCATACCTGGATGTGTGGAATGATAACGAATATTTTAGGCTCGGTTATCCTACTGGAGTTAAAACTCGTGTAGTAAAACAAGACGAACGCCTGATATGGGACGAAATGAATAGTTTAACACCTTGGACAGCTGTAACTGGTCAAATAGGAATCTATAAAAGTTCAGGAGCAATGAAAGTATGGCAAGGATATGCTTTTACACCTGAATCATACGGAACAGGAACTGATACTGAGTGGCATGGTCCCTTTATGAAACGAACTATCCCTAATGCAAGTGGTGTTATTCAAGACTTTAGACTTGATGTGCAAATGTATTTTCAGTCTGGTCATTGGAGCAGAATGGGGAAAACGGTGGTAATGCTTTTAGATGCTAATGACAATGTAATAGTTGAATTAGCGATGGCTGATGAATATATGAGTCATGAAATGACAACAGCACAATCGATTATTGATTCAGGAGGGTCTAGAAAGTGGATCACTGACGAAATGGGCATGTACTCTGATACATTTAATAATTTCAGGGGTCATGTTTCAGTAGCGCGCAGAGGTAAAGAGTGGCGTTTCTATTTTGCTAAGTATCGCAAAAATACCGAAATAGATGATGCTAGTTTTGTCCGAACCTGGAGAGACGAATCCGATAGCAACCCCATGACTTCTAGACCAGTCGCGAAGGTAGCTGTAGGGTGTATTGCTTATGGTCCACATCCTCCTGCTGAAATAGCATTTATTGAGGATGTGAAGTTTTGGAAGATTAATACATTAACGCTTGATGAAACCCCTTATATTTTTGATGTAGGGGATAAAGTCCAGATAGATACAGAGAGATCATTAGTAACAATAAACGGTACAAATGCAATAGGTTTGAAAGATATTTTCAGTCGATTCCCAATTGTGAAGCGAGGTGACAACAATATCATTGTACGTCCCTACAATATAGGAACTGCTACATTAACTTACAGGGAGAGATACAAATAATGAGGAAAGTAAGCGGAGATTTACACATTGTAGACTTAAAAACAAAACAAATTATCGCTTCTATTCAGCCAGAAGATTATTTCGATGATCTAAGGCATTGGGAGATTAAAGATAATGTTGACATACTGGACTTCAAACTATTAGAAGATTCTCCGTTTCTAGATTATATCCAACAGAAGAATTTGATATTAAAAGAAACTAACCCAGGCGTTATTACTCCCTATGTAATTACTTCTATCGAAAAAGACTCTGAGGCTCACAATGTTACTGTCTATGCATCAGGTGAGTGGATTTTACTTGATAAGGAGAATTATATAAAACCGCAAGAGATTAAAAGTTGGAGTGCTGAACAGTATTTAGCATTCGGCATCACAGGTACTGGATGGGAAATTGGACTTATTGAAGCAACAGGGAAGCGCTCTTTTAAAATAGAAAAGTTCATGAGCCCTTTGCAATTCGTTCAGCAAATCGCAACTCTATTCGATAACGTGGAAATTCAATATAGAATGGAAATTAGTTCTGGGACGCCAAGGCGATTCATTGACCTTGTTAAGAAGCGTGGTAGAGAAACGAATAAAGAGGTTACGCTTGGTAAGGATTTAGTAGGTATCAAACGTATAGAGAACTCTGAGAACATTATTACGGCATTAGTCCCGTACTATATAGGACAAGATGCAGATGGGAACGACAAATTAATCACTATCGAATCTGTGAATAACGGATCTCAATATATAGTCGATGACGCAGCGTTTCAACGTTGGAATGTGAACGGAAAGCATCTATTCGGCTTCTATACACCCGAATCTGAAAAAGACGAACTTACTCCGGCCCGATTGTTAACATTAGCCAAAACGGAGCTGAAAAAGCGTGTTTCTGCCATCGTTACTTACGAAGTAAATTCCATCGATATATCTAGTGTATTTGGATATGAACATGAGGATGTAAGCGAGGGCGACACAATACGTATTATCGATGAAGGAATGAATCCAACTCTATACCTGGAAGCAAGGGCTATTGCAGGCGACAATTCCTACAAGGATAAGCATCAAAATAAGTATACATTCGGAAACTTTGTGGAAATAGTTGACCAAGATGAAGCGTTGCGAAAACTGTATCAAAAGATGCTTTCAATGATTAACGACAAAGTATCGAGAGAATGGTTCGCTACTTTAGAAGAAAAAGCAAATGATGCAGCGAAGAAGGCTAATGAAGCTGTTGAAGAATCTCAAACTGCAAAAGACTTAGCAACTGCGACTCAAAAATATATGGAGCAGAATATGGTTGATATTATCGAGCAACCTACAGCTCCTACTGAGAATTTACGTGATGGTAAAACCTTGTGGATAGATAATTCTGATCCTGATAATAAGGTGCAAAAACTCTGGAAAGATGGTCAATGGCAAAGAGTTACTCCTGATACAGGACCTTTGCAGCAAAGTATAAAAGATGCAGAAAATGAGATTAACACTTTAAAAGAAACGGTTAAAGACCTTCCTGATACTACTTGGGTAAATCAGCAATTAGAGGGTAAATCTGATAAATCTGGAGTATACACTAAGGATTATATTGACCAAAATCTTGTAGGTAAGCAGATATATGAGACTGATAAACAAGGTAATATACAGAAGTTCACTGACATGAAAACGGAGATCGACCAGAATGCAGAGGCGATTACTCAGAAAGCTGAAAAAACACAGGTAGATACTATTAGTGATAATCTAAAACAAGTAACACAAACAGCTAATACGGCTAAGCAGACGGCAGACTCTAACACTCATACCATTACAGAATTAAAAACTACTGTAAATAATATTTCTGTAGGATCAACCAATTTAGTTAGCGGTTCAGAAACAGGGTTGAATAAACAGAATATGACTGGAACTTGGTCAGAGAGCAAACAAATGACCGTATCCGATAAAATTAACTACAGAAATAAGACGTTTACTATTTCCTTCTTATTTACTGGAAAAATGACAAAACTTAATACAAATCCTTGGTTTGGTGTGGAAGCAGCAATAACGTATGCAGACGGAGATCAAGAGTATAAGTCTATAAGAACAGATATTAGATTATCATTAAATATAGAATATAAATATGAACCTTTATCAGTTACATTTAAAACAAAAGATAAAGACGTAACCCAGGTTAAATTCTACTATTCGGGTCGCAATATTGATGGGAATTTAAGCTCGCATCACGCTAAATTTGAAGAGGGCAACATACGAACTACATGGCAGCAAGCTAATGAAGAAATTACTTCTAAAGCGGATTTTACCAAAACAACAAATGAGATTAAGCAAACAGTAGATGAAAACTCTCAAACAATCTCGAAAGTACAAAAAGATCAAGGTACAATGCAATCTACTTTGAACGAAGTTAAGCAGACTACAGATTCAAATTCTCAAACCATTACAACTCTATCTCAAACGCAAGGTAAACAAGGGGAGATTATTCAGCAAAACACAACCGATATCTCACAGTTAAATAATCAAATCAAGTCTAAAGTGTCTGATACGCAAATGCAGGAATATGTTGGTGGATTAGGAAGCACAAACTTACTATTTAATACTGCCTTTGAAGATCGAGTAATAAACGCTTCTACAGGAGTAATCACATCTAGAACACCTAGCGTCGCTAAATGGGGTATATGGGCGAACGGTACAAATTTTAAAGCTACACCAGAGTCAGCTCGTAACCACGATGGCTATAACTCAGTAAAATTAGAAACTACGGGGCTAACAGCTACTACACCTGCTAGTTTTTATCAGTCAGCACCTAGTCAAGCTAATTCAGGAGATCATGTATTCTCGGCTTGGTTCTACACAGATGATAAAGCTTTATTAGATGATGGAGCTTATATGGAAGTGTCTTATTACAACGGTGGAACTTGGGTAGCTTCTAAATCTGTACAATTACTACCTTTATTAGTTAATAACTCATGGGTATTTGTTTCAGCAACCTTGCCAGCCCCTGCTACAGGTCATACTGCTGTTCGAGGAAATGTAGCGATTAAACGTAATGGTAGACTATGGATGTCTCAACCACAACTTCAAAAGGGAAAGACTCCTTCAACATTCATGGAAAACCCAAAAGACTACGCCAACTATGACCAACTTGTGGGTGAAATTGCTAAGAAAGTTGCTACTTCTGAGTTCGACTCTAAAGTATCTACTCTTGAAACAAGTATTAATCAGCAATCTCACCGGATTGATTTTAAAGTAGATGCTACAGATGTTTATACAAAAGTAGATTCCGATGGACGTTTTGGAAGTAAATCTATTGTAGATTCGCATTCTACTCAATTATCTCTAATGAGTGATGAAATTAACTTACGAGTTAAAAATAACGAAATTTCTTCCACAATCAACCAAACAGCTCAATCTGTATTGATTCAAGCGAGTAAGATTTATCTTGATGGTTACATTGAAGCAAAACACCTTAAAGCGCAGACTTTGCAAGGGGTAACAATTCAAACTGCTCCTGCAGGTTCAGGCGCCAATCAAATTCGTTTAAATGCACAGAATTTAACTGTATACGGTGGTGGACGTAGTAGAGGTTATTTAGGATTCATTGAGCGTACAGATGGGAATGTTCAGTCCGCTTTAATTCTTGGTAATGATTATGAGACTACAGGGACGTTAAATGGATCATTAGTAATTGACCAAACTACAATAAATTCAAACGTATTCACTAACTCAGTAGCTTCAATCGGGATTGCTACAGGTCGTAATGGAAATGACGTCATTAAATCTTCCTATATCAATTTCTACAGATATGATGGAGCAATGCAAATTAACTCTATAGGCGATATGAGTTTAACTAATACGAACGGTAACATTTCTCTTACTGCTAGTTCCACTGGTGGTACTACAGGATTTGTAACCTTGAGCGCTTCTAAAGATATCAACTTTACCGCTAAACGTGGCTATTTTAATTTTTATACAAGTGATAATAAGTCATTCCCTGCAATGACAATTAAAGACTTAGCTCCAACTACTCAAGGAGATGTAGATTTTACTTTTGCAAATCAAATCATGTTTAGAATGGCAAGGCATCCTGATTATGTTGGTGAAGGATTACAGATTAAAAGTGCGACAGGTGACGCTTTCCGTGACATTAAACTGAAAACACTGCGAGCTACGGAGAATATCTCTGCGCAGGGAAAAATGTATGCGTTAGAGTTCATACCAACGTCTACACGTAAGATTAAAACTAATATAGAGGATTTACCTTTCTCAGCACTTGAAAAAGTGAACAGTGTAAAAATTAAGCAATATAATTTAATTGCAGACGTTGAAAAATACAATGCGGGCGAGATTGACATTTTACCTGTAAACTACGGCATGATTGCCGAGGATAGCGATAGAGTATTTACCACCCCTGAGAAAGATGCAATCACATTATATAGCTCAGTTTCTATTACAATACAATCCGTACAAGAACTAGACTGGAAAACGGACAATATGCAGTTTGATATTGGAATGTTAAAGCAAGAACTTGAAGCGCAAAAGCTTAAGGAGGTGGATCAAGATAACCGAATCGCGGCACTAGAAGAATTGGTAAGAAAATTGATGAATGAAACACCAACAACAGAAAATACAACGCAAAAAGAGCAGCCATAAACTGGTCTTTTTTTATATTTAAAAGGAGTTGAACAATTGGAGCGAGTGCATGATATTTTTAGAAGTCTTAATATAATTGACGTTTTCAACTCTACAACATTTAAGCTTGGTTCATTAGTTGGTGGAGGGTTAGGAACATTTTTAAGTATTGTATACGGAAAATCTAACTTAATATGGATTTGTATTCTAATGATGGTAGTAACTTTAGATTGGATTACTGGAAGCAAAGCATCAAAATTAGATGGATCGTATTCATCAGCATATGGAGTAGAAGGCATCGCGCGTACCGTGGTGCTTTTTTTACTGCCATGTTTAGCTCACATGTTTGATATCGCATTTAAATTACCAGATTTCTTTTTCTTTATGGTAACTGGCGGTTTAACATATCACATTTTTAACAGTTTCACAGCTAATTGCGTTCGTGTTGGTTGGGATAAATGGATTCCGACATGGTTACTGGAAAGCGTAGCAAGTGAAATTGAAGCAAAAATAAAACGTTCTGATACAAGGAAACGGAGGAAATAATGATGCAAGAGAAATTCAAGAATTATGGATTGTGGGTAGCATTGTTCGCGCTGTTAGGGATGGTATTAATGGATACTGTCCCTCATTTTAATTTAGGAAGATATCAAGAATACGTAGATATGATTCTATACATTTTAATTGCTGCAGGCGTTGTATCCAATCCTACAGCCGGTAAATGGTTTACTGATAAGAATAAAAAAGGAGATGTTGAATAATGGGTAAATTAGCTGGTTCAGGTGGTCACAACTCTATCGTACAAGGTGCAAATAGCATTTATGGGAAAGAACATGTGGAGGATAGAAAGTTTCTTGACGCGGTTGCTAAATATGTACAAGCAGCTGGATGGAAGTATGTGAATTGTTCTGATGAAGTTGGAACGACACAAACCGCAGTTTGGAGCAATGCAGCAAATAATCATTTGAGAGTGAAAGATAGTGATGTAGATATACAGTTTCATTTAAATGCTTCTCCAGGTGGTACAGGTTGTGAAGTGTGGTTGCATCCTTCATACGGAAATAGAGAGTTGGCCGCAAAGATTTCAAAAGCGATGGCTGACGCATTTGGATTGAGAGACCGAGGTATTAAATTAACAACAGATTTAGGATGGATTAATAAAACAAAGACTGGATTACTTCCTGAAATTTGTTTTATCGATAATGAAACTGACATGCAGAAATACCGTACTAACTTTGACAAGGCGGCTAAAGCGGTAGCCGAGGTTATTGTGGGCAAAACAATTCAATCAAGTACAAATAATGAAGGAGTGGCGATTATCGTGAATAAATTTAACAAAGTTGTAACGTATGAATTTGGGACAGCGTTAGTACCTGAGATGTTAGGAATGATGGATGCCTTAGGATATGAATCTCGTATCATTTCTGGTGGGGACAAGCAAGGTCTAGTTAGATTTGAGACAAACCACCGCCAAGGTAATGAACTAGATCGAGCAACAGCATGGTTAGATGCTAGAGGTCTTAAATACTTCTATACAAAAGAATAGTTTGATGTATAACAAAGTCGCCCTTAATTGAACAGCTTTGTTATGTAATACGAAGAAAAGACCGCCTATTACGGGCGGTCAATTTTTACTAATTATTTTTTAATGCTTGTTTTATCGTTTTAACTGTTTGTTCAAGCCATTCTAATGGTGTTACTTCTAACCCATCAAAATATATTCCATCTGCAGAATACCGTATGTATTCATTTTTTTCTGCATTACTATAATCGCTTTGAATAAATTCAGTTAGAAAAATAACAGCATCTTGCAAATACTCTTTTGATACCTCTTCTAGTAATTCTTGGAGCGCTTCTTCATAGAAAGTATCTTGGTGAAAAGTACCCGCTAAAAATTGAAATACCTCATCATCTTCGAGATTATCGAAATTGTCTTCTAATAACATAATCTTCCTCCTATTATCAAGATGGATATCCAGTTAAAATAAAACTTCCATTTCTATCCTTCTTCAGTACAATTTTTGCATTTGACATATCTTCAACTGTTGTAGAACCTCTTATTACACCTCGTCCAATTATTTCAGTACCATGATAACGTAAAATTAAATTATTATCTCTTGGACTATTTAACCAACTTTGAATGCGTACTTCATTACGAGGGTTATTCAAGATGGTAGCTACTATTTTTTCAGCTGATGCCCTATCAGTAAAAGTAGATGCACCTGTTATTCTAGGATTACTTTGCATTCTTTGCAATAGTTCTTCATCCGTTTTTCCTACATGTCGTTCAAGTAAATGTCCACCTCTAGCTTCATGTGAGGCTAGTCCGCCTCCTGGAGTAAGCGAACTGCTATCACCTGGTTCCACAGTAGTGGTATTTTCTCCTTTAGCAAACTGATGAGTCGATAGTTTTTCTTCAGCTTTTCTAAAATCAGGTGTATCAAATGCAGAGCGTATATTATTTCCGCCAGCGAAAGCAAACTCATTGTAATTACGATTGAATAAGGATGCAGCGTCTTGCAAGCTTTTATTAGCAGTTCGTGAAATCTCAGCTAATTTTGTGCCAGGGTTCAACATTGCAATTTTATCCACGCCTTTTGTTCCTACGAATAGTTGTCCAACAGCTAATATAGTATGACCAGCCGCGCTTCCATACCATGCTGCACCACTATACGAGTCACCATTGGTAACGTCACGATTCCAAGAATCAGAAATTGTTTGTTTTATCGCATTGAACGTCTCGACTGGGTGAGAAACGGCTTCAATCGTGTTATTAAATGTGTCAATTGGATGGATAACTGCATCTGCAAGTCCTAATAATTCATCACCTATAGCGTCGCCCACGCCCTTTTTTAAGTGATAGGGGACACCTAATCCAGCTTTTTCAAAAGCAGATTCGATTTCATTATCTATAGTGTCTTTTATTTTATTCACATCTTTATAAGCTGCATCAATACCATGTTTAAATTTATCATATAAAGACTCATCGGAATTTTTTACTTTACTAAGATCTTCATAAGTTTCCTTGAGACCATGCCAAACTTTGTCACGTAAAGATCCATCATTTTTCTCACTATTTAACTTACCACACATTGCTCCTTCTTCAAGATTTCCGTCATATGAAGCATCTGTGGTACGGAATTTTTCGGCAATTCGTTTCAAATCCTCTTCCACTTGTATAATTGAATTGATAGCTGTAAATGCTTTTGGTCTCGCATCATTGAACATTTGAATGAATTGTTGATTAGAGGCACCAATCCATTGAAAACATAAACGATCTATTTCATTACATAGATTATTATGTATAGATTCTAATGCGATTCTGGTATTATTCGCACGATTAGCGACGTCTTCTAGCATTTCAGGTGTTATTTTGATTTGAACCATTTTTTTCCTCACTTTCCCCAATTAAAATTATGAGATAAAAAGAAAAAAATGTAAATATGGAAACTTTAGATTAGTATAATAATATTTATGTGAAATAAAATCTGTTTAATTGTAAATAAAGCTTATGTGTATGGGAAATAAGATGAAAAAAGGTCTACTCAGATATGAGCAGACCTTTTTTTGCGTTTAATTAATAACACTGATTAATTACGAACTGGACGGAAACTTGGTTCTTGTAAACGCGCTAAGAATGCAGCGAACTGTTCACGAGTAACTTTTACTGTAGGTGCAAA